GGTATTTGCAGCGGAATGCGGGGGCAATCACGCGTGCAAGGTGCCAGCGCCACCGGCGCGGGGCGTGACTTGCGTAAACCTCTTCAATGGGTTCTTCCTCGGCGGTATGAATCTCCCATTGCTCAACGTCGTATTGCACAATCAGGCGTTGAGCCGCGAGCGCTGCCGCTGCCGCTTCATGCTCGGTTGCCCCCCTGTCCTCGGCAACCGCCATAAGCTTTTTGATGCGCTCAATGATCTTTTCGCGTTTGTTATCCATATCAAAAACCTTTGGTTTCGGTGGTGGTTTTTGGCTCGATTTCCTCAATCAGAAAATCAATGCACTGCTTGCACTTTTTCAGGTCTTGAACGCCGTTCTTGCGCACCCAGCGCCATAGGTACTTGAACGCGCAGCCCAACCAGTAAAGCGCGATGGGCGCAAGGTTCACGGCCTTGCCGTCGTTGGCGCACGGCTGCAAGCAATAGCCCGTGCCCATCATCGCCGCCATAGCGTCTTTGCACTCAATGCCGCCGCTGGTGTAGTGGCTAGGATGTGAAACCGCATCTTTGGCGGCTTCGATCTGCTGCAAGCTAACGTCGCTCATAGCGCCACCCCCAATGCTTCAAGGCGCTTTTTGTAGCGGTCTAAGTCTGCTGGCAGTTTCATGCTCCAGTTCTTGTTTAGGTCGCCGTCTATCCACTCGTATAGATCACGCGCCACGCGCTCCACGTTGTCAGACGGGGCGTTTTGCTCTGAATTGCTGGTGCAAAACACACGGTCATAGCCGCTATCTTCGGCGGGTATCTCGTAGGCGCAAACGCAATCCCTTTCGTTCGGGCACTGGCACGGCATCAGGTCATCAAGACCGCAACCGCATTCGCCGTCAGGATTGCAAAGGCCGTCATAGTGGTTTTCGCGCAACCACTGCGCCGCCATTTCACGCAAGCTGGTACCGTCTTTGCTCATGCTCACAAGACCACCCCCAGCGCCCGCAGACGGTCGCCATAAAGGGCGCGTGCGTCATCTGCTGGCGGTACTTCGTCCGGGTGCTTCGCGTCGTTGTCGATGATTTCCCGGTACATATCGCGGCAAACCTTTTCCACGCTGTCAGCGCCCGCGCGGCGTTGCTGGTATTCGTCCAGCGGTGCCGCTATATGCTCGCGCCTGATCTCCACGGTGGGCACGGCATCGAAGCGAAAACGCGCGGTTATGTCGAACTCGCAAAGCAAGCTTGGGTACTCTCCAAGCAGATTGCTTGCGTGGTCGCGTATGTATTCCCCCGCTTGCTCAATGGCTTCAATGAAGCCTTGCCGGGTGCTTAAATCCGGCCATGTGTCTTTTGCCATCTTCTGACCTTCCTAGATTTCGCCGCATTCGCGGTTCTCGTGGCCGCTGTGGCCTTCTTTCGGTGTTTTGTGGGTATCTGTAGCCCTTTACGCCTTTTTGGCGCTTCTGCGCGGCTCTGGCGCGCTGTCGTATTCCTCAACAAAGCTGCCGTCGTATGAAGTGACCTCTTCCGTTTCCGGCAGGAAACCGCCAAGGAATCCAAGAACGCGGGCTTTTGACCAACCGCCGCTTGCGCAGACGGCTTGACGCTGCATTTCCTCAACCAGTTCACGCCGGTAAGCCGCCATGCGGCCACGGCTGGCGTTCTCCAATTCCTCAATCCGCACTTCAAGCGTGGCGGCGCGTGCCTTTTCCTGCTTTAGGTTGGTTTGAAGCTGCTTCTTGATCTGCTCCAAAGGCTCGATCTTTGAAGCGGTGCTTTTCCGCTCTGATTCGCTTTGCCGCGCGAACTCTTCCGCCGCCCGAAGCTTCGTTGTCTTTTCCTGCAACGTCTCTTCAAGCGATTCAATGCGGGCTTTCGCGCTGTCAAGCTGCTTCGCAAGATCAAGCTTTTCTTGGTAGGTCGCATAAACCATCTGTTCAAGTTCGGCGGCGCTCATGTCCGGCTGCTCTATCTGCGCCGCCACTTCCTTTGCCGCTGCGCGTGCGTTGAAAAGTCCCATGAGATACCCCCTAGCTAGCCAGCGCGGCAGCGTATGCCGCCGGGTCTGCAATCGCACTGCGCGGAATGCCGCGCGTGCAGTTCATCCACTCTTTGAGCCAGCGCATGAATCCGCGCAAGAACGGTTGCACGTTGTTGTCATCAGCCCAACCGGCAATGCCTATGAAGCCGTCGCCGTTGAAGCTGACCGCTTCGCGGCCTTGCCAATAGCGGCCATCAACGCGCAAGAACGCTTCGTAAAGCCCTGCGCGTTCCTCTGACGCAACAACGCGCGGTTCGTGCTTCTTGCGGCAAGACGGCTGCATGAGCATGAGCAATTCGCCCTTGCTGGCTAGCTTGCGGTCGTGCCTTGCGCACTCAATGGCTATGAAGCCCTGCAAAGCCCGAATGTCGATTGCTTCCAAGTCCGCATAGGTCAAGTTGCGGTTGAACGCATCGCGCACCTGATCGCGCGTCAACTTATCCGATAAGGTCATCACAAGCCCCCTTCTTCGCGTGCTTGCCGTGGCGCTTGCTTATGGAGCCAAGCAAGCCATCTTCGGGCGTGCGCTTGTCCTTCCATGCAAGGTTCTTGCACTTCCAGCACGGTTCACCATCGTTGGCGAACCAATCAAGCGGGCGTTGGATGCCGCACTTCGGGCATTCCCGCGTCTTAACGTGGTTTTCGTAGTGAACTGGCATGGTCAAAATCTCCAATCTTGCCGAATGTGTAAAACTTTGTGGAAAACGCGTTGAAAACTGCAAAAACAGGCTTTGAGGAATGCGAAAGCGATTTCATGCCCAGAAAGAAGAACCAAGAAAGAGAAACTTTCTTGTTAGTCAATGTCACAAGCAACGGTGGTTTGGTTTTGGTTTTGGTTAGGAACCAAACCCAAACCACTAGCCATAGACATAGACTTAGACATAGATATTGCTTTCGCAGTTTTTTAATGGTCGGTTTTGCATATCGGAAACCCTCGGTTTTCCGTGTGGTTTTCGTTCTCGCGCTTTTCATGGGTCTATCAGGCGTTTTGGTTTGGCTGTGGGTTTTTGCGCGGTCTGCCGCCATTGCGTCCGGCTGCACGTTTCTTGCCGAAACTAAGCGCGTTTTCGTGCATCCGGGGATTTTCCAAGCACCCTTTTTCATCGGTCTGCAAAAGCCCGATGCTTAGCAACTGATCTACGAACGCCGTTACCTCTTCGATGCAAAGCAGTTCGCAGAAGTTGGAGCCGTCGCCGAATTGCAGCACGTCGCCCAAGATCAACTTATCTTCTTCGGTGCTGAATGGGATTACGTGCCCTTTGTTGGATGCCAGAAGTTCGCACACGCGCCACCAACGCCCGTAGCCGCTCCAACCAAGCCGCCTGATAAGGCGCTGGCACTTAATGTCATTGGACGCGTTGGAATCGTGCGGGAAGTACGCCAAGCGGTCTTGCGCAAGTTCGATTGCGTTAGGCATCTTCGCGCCCCTCTGCTTCGGCGTGCATGGCGGCAACTCTCGCGGCTACCTCGTCGTGCTTGCTGTCCTTGCGGCGAAGGTAGATTGCGCCAGCTTGCTTGATGCTGCCGGTGACAGCGGCCATTTGGCGCTGCTCGGTCAACTTGGGTTCTTCGATGATCGCCGCCGCGAGAACCAAACCGGCTTGCAGACCGGCGAACAGCGCCGTTGAATCAAGCTTGATGGTTTCGCCGGTGTCAGCGTTGACTATGGCAACATCGGCACCCACGCAATCAAGCAGTGCGAAAGTGTCCGTGATGCGCTCTTTGGCTTTCTTCGTGTTGGTCATCATTTCTTTTCGTCCTTCCTGTCGAACATTGATTTGCGCGTCTCTATGCGCAAGTCGGGGTTGTTTTCAAGCAGCCACCGCGCAAGCAGCGGGGTAACTGTGTTGTTGATGCTGTAGCGGTGCGTGATGCCGTGCTGGTCGGTGTAGGGCACCGCTACAAGCCTGTAAGCGCTCTCGTAGCGCACGCGCTCAATTAGGTACTTCGTGGACACCCGCAAGCCGCGCCGGTGGATGGCAAGCGCCGTCAATTCGATTTCGTGCGCCGCCTTGGGATTTACCCGCAACCACTCGTTGAACAACTCGCGGTAGCTTTCGGCTTTGAGGGGCACCGGGAACACAAAGGCGCGTTCTTGGGCTATGACGGCTTCCACGGGCTGCGTGTAGTCATCAACGTTCATAGCGGTGCTGCCTTTCAAGGCGTGCCAGCAAGCAATCAAAGGCGAAGCGGGCTTGCTCATACGTGGCAGTGAACGGCACCGGCAAAGGGTGGCGAACGCGCACACCGTCGCCCTGCTCAATGTAGGCCGTCCAGAATCCGCGCTTGTCGCGCTCGAATGTGGCTTTAGGCATGGCGCTTCACCAGCCACACGATCACGGCAGCGTCAACGACGATGCAAAGAGCCGTCAGCCAAAGCCCGTAGGTGTCGCCAAGCCAGATTTGGAAGGTGGCAACGGCCATGGGCAAGATGCCGGACATTGTGAGCGCTAGGAAAGCCATAACGGCAATGCGCTGCCAAAGGCGCGGCCAACGTGCTAAGATTTCTTCGTCAAATTGCGGCCAGCATTTTTGACGTGCAAGCGTGCGGGTTCCAGCCGTGCGCTTGCTTCGTTTTTGTGGCGGCATCGTAAAGCGGTTGCAAGGCTTTGAAAGAAAGCCGCTTGCGTTGCATCCAGCTTGCCGCCCTCGCGGTCGGTAACCATTATCAAAACCAAAGGTTTTAGCGCTGGTTTTCATGGTGGTTAACCTTCGCTTTCGGTCGTGGTTTGGTCATTGGTTTTTCTCCTTTCTTAGAACCAACGCGCTAGACCGATGCCCGTTAAGCTGCTGCAAAAGGCACGATGCCTAGCAATTCGTCTGCCGTGCATTCGTACAACTTGCAAAGCTGAATCAGGCGTTGCGCAGTGGGTGACGTTTTCCCGTTCTCCCATGAACCAAGCGTGGTGATGGATACGCCAAGGCGCGTTGCCGCTTCTTGGGCGGTATAGCCCTTGCGCTCGCGTGCTTTGCGATAGTTGCCCATAATTCCTACCCCCTTTCTTTCTGCTCGTATAAGCCTTTGTGTTTCCAAAATAAACCAAACGGCTTACTTTGTGGTTTAGATAATAAGCCGAACGGTCTAGCGCGTCAACAATATTTTGTATACAATTATCCGCAAGGCTCACAAGCGGGAAAGGTTAGGCAAATGGATAACGAAAATGTAAAACGCCTGATTGGTTCGCGTATAGCGATTGCACGCAAAGCCGCTGGCTTGAATCAAGATCAAGTAGCGGAAGCAATCGGCGTGCATAAGCAGACTATTTCACGTTGGGAAAGCGGGAAACGTGCGCCCAATGGTGAGGAAATCAGGTTGCTAGTTAACCTGCTTCATTGCTCCGCTGATTTCATTCTTGGTCTGTCGGACACAATCACGATTCCCGAACAATAGAAAAACCCCGCGCAGGTTTGACGGCTGGCGCGGGGCAATACCAAATAGGCAAGGTGATTTTATCATGGTCAAACGTAGAGCGGCTATATACGCCCGCTTTTCGTCACACAACCAACGGTCGGAAAGCATCGAAATACAGGTTGACGCTGGCACCCGCTACATAGCTGAAAACGGCCTTGAACTGGTGAAGATATATGCGGACTACGCCAAGACGGGGCGCAACACTGACCGGCGCGAATACAAACAGATGATGAACGATGCCCGGTTAGGGCTGTTTGATTATGTGGTGATCTACAAGGTGCCGCGCATCATGCGCAACCGTGACGAAATGGCGCTAACGCGCATCATGCTGCGCAAAGCCGGTGTTGAAATACTCTACGCCGGTGAGGAAATCGCCAGCGGTTCGGCTGGCGTGCTGCAATTGGGAATGCTCGAAGTGCTGGCCGAATGGGAAAGCGCCATAGACAGCGAACGCATCATTGACGGCATACAGAAGAACGCGCAAAGGTGCATGGCGAATGGCCGCACGCTCTACGGTTGGGACATTGTAGAAGGGCGCTACGTTATCAATGACCGCGAAGCTGCGGTGCTGCACAAAATGAAAAACATGGTGTTTGCAGGTTCGATAATCGCCGAAGTGGTCAGGGCTGTTGCAAACGTGCGCACACGTCAGGGAAAGCCCATTAACCATGATCGCGCTAAGAAGCTGTTGTTGCGCCCGCAAAATGGCGGCACGTATAGCTACGCCGGGCACGTGGTTGAAGGTGGAATGCCCGCGCTCTGGCCGAAAGCTGAACAAGATATGCTAATAAGCATCTTAGGAAATCCGCGCCCGCGTCGCCGCGTAGACCACGCCGCAGAATGGCCGCTAACCGGCAAGCTGTATTGCGCAGAGTGCGGCAACACTCTTGCCGGAACGTCCGGCACCGGCAAAAGCGGCACGGTCTATGCCTATTACAAGTGCAAGAAGTGCAAGCGCACTTTCAGACGCGACATTTTGGAAGATGCCATAGTTGACATGACCATATGCGCCCTAGAGCGCCCCGACGTGCGCAAGCGCATTGCCGACGGCATGGCAACCTATGAAGCCACTATGGAAGATGCGCCGCTTGAAAGCGAGCGCCTACGCAAGGAAATAAAAAGGATTGATGCCGCGTTTGAACGAATCTGGCAAGCCATAGAAGACGGCATAGCGCCACCGGGCGGCAAAGGACGCATTGAGGATTTGAAAGCCCGCAAAGATGCGTTGGAAACCGAATATCAGATAGCCAAGGCCAATGAAAACATTGAACCGGGCTTTTCGGAATTGATGGACTGGCTAGACAATGTAGCCGAAGAAATGAACCCGCAAGAAATCCTAACAATGTTTGTGCGGGCGGTGCAGATCGACAAAGCCGAAGTGCGGTTGTACTTCGCCTTTGACTATTACGGCGACAATTTCACGCCGCCAAAAAAAGACGAACACCAGTTAAAACGGGGTTCGTCTAATTATCCTATGGTGGGGCCTAGTATAAATAGGGCGAACACGGTTATAAGCCTTGAAACCTGCTATCTGCAAATAAACCGCAACTGGTTTGCCGTCATAGGCAATCTACAAAATACCAGATAGGCGGCTTGCGTATTTGCCCTGTAACGCACGAAAACGGGGGACCCCCTCTCATTGGGCCCCCCGTT